GTATTAGAAAAGGAACTTTACGTTCTTTTAGTATTGGAGGACAAGCGATTTCTAAGAAACAAAGAACCTCAGATGAGTTTGGTGAATATAATGAGATAGACAGATTAGAGTTACATGAAGTAACTATCTGTGAAAAGGGTATTAATCCCGAAGCAAAATTCGACATTTTAAAAATGGAGGATAAAACAATGAGTGAAAAATTGGAAAAAGCACTCGAAGAGTTGAATGACTTGATGAAACAAGTTAACGGACTCGGAGAGGAAGAAAAATATGACGAAGTAACGAAGACCGCCCAATATAGTATGGCTACTATGGAAGAGGAAGAAGAGGAAGAAGAAATGAAGGCTGAGGAAGAAGAAGAGGAAGAAGAAATGAAGGCTCTTGATGAAGATTCAACTAGAGACTACGAAGCAGGTGAATTAGTAGTAAGTGGCGGTAAGCCTACTGCTGCACCTACTGAACTAAAGAGTGAAGGCTTAAATGCTTCTGACTTTAGTACTCTTAACCTAAGTGCAGATAATGTTGAGAAAGCATATGCACAATTCAAAGCAGAGCAGATGGAAAAAATTGCATACGATAATCTTTCTAAGCAATTTGAAGCAAGACTTTCAGAAGAACTTGCAGTTAAGAAATCAGCAGCACAATCCGCATCATACGATGCTAGAACAGATGTAGCAGCACTAAAGAAAGAATTTGCTCTACTACGAAAATCTCTATCAGAGAAAGACGCAACAATTCGCAAAAGTGTGGAAATGTCAATGGCATTACCGGAAGGAATACCTACAAGTTTAGAGGCAGCAGCCAATATGACTTGGGAAGACGTACATTCTCTTGTGAGGGGAAATTAAGGAAGTGAAAAAATGAGTGGATATATTAAAACTATGAAAGATTTAGAAGCAGCAACATACGGATATGGCGGAAGCGGAAGCGGCAATGCCTTGCTTAAAGCAGGTGGTGTAGTAGGAGGTTTCGGTACACCTCACGATACTAGTGCTAATGCATTTACGGGTGCAGCAGGTCTAGGTGATTTGTACAACCTACTATACGGACAGAAAGTTTGGTCTGTATTAAACCAAGAAGTAAACCCTCTAGCAATGCTTGCTAAGAGACCATACACATCAAGCGGATGGAGAGTTCTGAAATCACGACCTATTGGTGGTAGTGATGCAGCATTCGGTACAGGTACTAATGCAGTTACCGCTAGTATGTCATCAGCAGATGCCGCAACTCCTAGAGCAGACCAAATTGGTGGTGTTGGAGAAAACGCAACACTAGGTGGTGCAGATGGTTTCAGAGCAATTGCTCCTGAATATACTAAATTATATGTTAGCCCTAAGACTATTGCACATCTATTCGAGTTCTCAGAACTAGGAATGGAAATGGCTGCAATAGATGATGGTGTTGGTGATATTCGTGCTATCGTAAGAGAAGACATGGGTAAATTACACGCAGAAGTTCAGAGTAAAATGTTAGTTATGCCTCTTGAGAAATACTCAGAAAACGGTACTACTGGTATTGAGAAGAACTACACTTCTTTAATGAAGATAGTTTCTTCTGCTGTTGAAATTGCAACTATGGCCGATGATGACGTATTCTACCACAACCAAACAAATAACGGTACAGCAGCACAACTTGCTGATGCTACTACTATCTTTGGTTCAACTAGAACTGTTAGTGTTGACACAACAGGAGGAAGTGGAGCATATACCTACACAGGTGTTCCATCTTTCCTAGATGCAGAAGTTGATTTTGGTGCAGGTTATACATCAGGTGAATGTAGAGTTCTAACACTAAGTATTCTTAACGATATGATTAGGAAAATACGCCAAAACGGTGGAAACCCTAAAGTTATCATTACAGGATACGATACCATTCAGAAAATCTCCGATTTACTACAATCACAAGAGAGATTTATGGATAGGAAAGAAATCGTTCCTTCCCATAATGGTGTTCGTGGTGTCAAGGGTCAAGAAGTTGGTTTCAGAGTTGCAACATACTATGACATACCAATCATCCCTGCTAAAGATATGCCGTCAACAGGTAAGTCCACATCTAACAGAATTAGTGATATATTAGTTCTAGATACCGACCACCTATGGCTATCTGTAATGAAACCTACACAATACTTCGAAGATGGTATTACTAGTGGAAACCCATTCGGTGTTGGTAAACTTGGAAATCAAGGAATGTACCGCACTATGGGAGAAACTTGCTGTTCTTTCTTCAAGGGACAAGGTAAAATTACAAACCTAAAGAGTGCTTAAGGTATTCGATAGTAAGTGAAAACGTAAAGTAGTAGTCTCTACTCCGAAGTATCGGGGTAGGGATTACTACCCTATAAAAAAAGGTTGATAATTATGGCTTTAGTTAGATTGAAAACACATAGAAATGGCGAACTAGTAATAAGAGGGGCAGGGGAAACACTGTATTCCATTAATGCAAATGCTCCTTGTGAAGTACCTGCAAGAATTGCAGCATTGTATTTAGGAGATGAATCAATAGAAATAGATTTTACAGAAGATGATAAAAAGGATATTGCAAATTTACCCGAAAATAGAGTAAAGGCAATCCGTAGGCACTTAGGTGTTGAAGGAAATATTCTTGATATACTATATCCTAAGAAGGTAAAAACACCTGTAAAGAAGAAGGTTGAAGCAGTAGTGGAAAATGTTGTAGAGGCTGTAACTGAAACTGTATTACCAAAAGAAGAAAAAGTTGAAGAAAAGGTAGTGGAGAAAAAACCTGCCGCCAAGAAAAAACCTGCCGCCAAGAAAACCCCTGCAAAAAAGACTACTACTAAAAAGGAAGTGAAGTAATGGTTTCCGCAGGTAGTCCTGTAAAAACTGCAAGTGCAGTAGTAAATGATGGCAGGTGCAAATTAACTAGTATCCATTTCTGTTCTACTGGAACTGCCACATTAAAAATATACGACCATAACAGTACAACTGTTGGTTCAGCAGATGAAGTTGCTAGACTAATTCTAACTGCTAATAGCACAATAGAATTTGATATGCACAATAGGTCAATGGGTACAGGAATAACTGCAATTCTAACAGGTTCGGGGGGTTCATACTCCTGTTCGTGGAGTTGATATTGTGCCTAGTATTGATACAGATACAAGATTAGTAATGACTATACTTTTTGTTGGTGCAATTAGTGGTACTAACATTTATTTTTACACTATATATGGTGTTGACTTCCCCTACACCGGATTATCCCATGCAGTGCTATTTGGAATATGTACAGTAGGAGGAATTATGTTATTAAAGGCATTATTTGATTTAATGTTAAATGATATTATTGAAGATTTTTTATTACAAAGAAAAATAGATGCTTATTGGAATAGAAAAGCGAGAGATGAAGAAAATCGTAAAAGAGTTAGAGAATCACTTAGAAGTTTCAACCAATCATTCGGACAGCCTTTTTATGGAGATGCTAATTTACCCACAATGACTCAACAAACACAACAATTTGATGGCAATACAATTAGCCCAACATTTTTAACAGGCTTCAATGAGTAGGTGATTACATGGTAGGAGAAATCCTAATGGGGTTCGATGAATCCACATTAGCCTATGATTTACAAAGAGCGCATTCTGCTGATATTTGGTTTTTAAGAGCAAGATTTTTTCTTTGGGGCGCTATTTCTTGTGGGGTTAGTTTTTTAATAGGACACTCAATATCTTTATTCGGATATAATTTATTTACTTCTACATGGAATGGGATGATTAATTTATGGCATCATTTATGGTGATATATAATGTCAGTAATGGCGGGCTTCGCTATTCTATTAGTAGAAGGAATGAATAAAGTTTACCAAAGATTACATTCTATACCATTCGGGGTATATGGAGCAAGTAAAGCAGGTAAAACTACATTACATCATCAACTAAGGACAAGAGGTGAAGTTCCTTCTATTACAGATAGAACAGTAGGGCTACATAGAGCCTCAAGAAAATATGTAAAATTAGATGGTGATGCACACACAGTTAAGACGGCAGATGTAGGAGGAGAAACTGTTTTTTGGCAAGAATGGATAGAAGATATGAGAACTAGAAAAGTTAAATATATTATATTCATGTTAGATGATAGACATATGGATAAGCACTACGATATAGAACAACAATTATGTTGGACTTTTTTAGTAGATACTATTTGTAGTCCTTATTGGAATATTGGAGGAAAAAGAAAAAAGAAAAAGTTACATGATTATCCCGTAGCAGTTGGTCTTTGGGCTAATAAACATGATTTGTGGAAAGACAAATATGATTATGAGACAATAGAAAAACACCCAATATTTGAATCCTTTAGAAATGGAATGCAGAAGTTAAATGATAAAGGAATACCATGCTACAAATATATAGTAAGTGCCAAATCTGATTCAGAGATGGTATATAGAGGAATCCTAACAATGATAAAGGACTACTAAGGGTGAATTACCACATGACAATGAACTACAACCCAACAAATCTTATTGGCGCACAATCAGCCCATGTGGGAACTAACCCATTTTTAGATAGATTTTCTGCCGCGAGAGCAGCAGGTTCAATTATACATTATGAGTATAAAAACCTAAAACCTAAAAAACAATTGAAAGAAATAATCAAAGTATTAAAGCCCGAAAAAAAGAAATTTTTGAAAATACCATACCGATTCAAATATAATTTAAAGGATAGATGTGTGGTTTGCGGTTCACAAAAAGTTTGGGAAGCAGGTGATGCTAGAAGACCACCTTTACCTTTACATAAAGTAAGAAAAGGTTATCCAATGAGAGGAACATATTGTGAAAAACACGCAGCAATTCATAGACAATATGAAATGTTAGAACAACAAATACTAGCAGAAGAACACGGACTTTCTTTTAGTGCATACATCCCATCTGCTAAAAGTTTGAACCCAGTTAACTTAGTAACATCAAGCCCAATGACAACATTAAAACAAACAGATATGCAATCTCTTTCTGCTATGGGTTGGACTATCCGACCTCCAAACAACGGTGCTGAAAATAAAGAAGAAGAATTATTTAGATTAATTATAGAAACTAACAATATTAATGAAAGAGTCAAAACTCTATTAACCGAAGGCGTTAACGTTGTCAATGTTGAAACAGGGGGGGAGTGATTAATGGGATTATTCGGTACAAGTAATAGTAACCTTGCGACTCAAATAGGAGCGCAACAACAAACACAATTTAAGGCAATGAATAATCTTCTAACTTTACAAGAAAACCATGTAGAAGATTTCTTTCAATATCATGGAGAATCATTCTTAACGGCATTAGAAAAACTAATTGAAGATACAGTTACTAGAAGTGTTAGTCAGATGTTAGTTAAATTAGAATTTAGTCAAAGTTCTAGTGGAAACCTTTCTATTACACCCGATGCGTTAAATGAATTTACTGCTATAACGCAAGAAAATATTGATTTAGATATACAAAATCTATTGGCTACTGCTATCAATAGTGAAGTTGTAATGCAAAGAAGAATGGCTAAACAACAATATCTTGAAGCACAAGGATTTAGTTCTCCATCTGCACCTGCTCCTTCTACCAACATGGGTATGAATCCTCAAATGGGTATGAATCCTCAAGGGTTAAATCCAAGTCAAATACAAGGAGGAAACATGAGTACTAATTTTAACAATACTCTAAACCAACAACAAATGGCTATGAACAATGGTAGTGGTTATCCTATTCCCCCTAGTGGTTATGACAACATGAATAATCCTTATTGGATTGACCCACAAACAGGTCAACCAACATATACCCCACCTCAAAGTGGTTTAGGTTTAGCACAAGGATTGGGTAAAGCAGTTGCATGGGCTAAATGGCTTGCTTAAGGTGGTATAATGAATGAAAAAGGGTGTATGGATTAATAGTAGTATAGATAGACACCAACTAACCGAGTTCTTATTAACCGAAGAAAATATTGAAT